AAAGTAATTGCACTGCCTAACGCAACTGTACCACCGCCTGATAAACCTGTGCCTGCGGTAACAGTAACTGAGTTATTAGTTAATTGACTATTAGATATGCCTGATAATGTACCGCCTAATGTTAGGTTTACGCTAGTTGTACCACTACCACTAAGTGTGATTCCATTAACGCTACCTGAACCAGACACGCCTGTTACTGTACCTGTGCCTGTTGGTAAATCTGCGGTAGCTAGCTTTCTAAATGTTGGTGTGCCTGCTGATCCGTTAGGTGCACCATAAAATGTATTAGCTGATTCGCTGGCTTTTGTAACAGTTAATGTACCGCTTGATGTAATAGGTGAACCAGTGACAGTAAACTCACTAGGCATTGATAAGCCAACTGATGTTACTGTACCTGTACCACCTGATGTAATTGCTACAGATGATGCTGATGTTATTTGGCCTTCAGCATTAACAGTAATTTGTGGTACGTGTGTAGAATCGCCATAAGTAGCAGCCGTAACACCTGTAGTATTTAAATATACACTTACTGCACCTGTTGTTGGACTAGCACCAATACCTACCGATCCTGTAACGCTAGTAACAGGACCACTTCCTCCTCCACCAGATGATGTTGTACCAGTTGCTGGTGTGTTGTCAGGTTTTGATCCACCAGCAGTTCTATCAACTGATTTGGTAACACCTGTATTACTTATAGGGAGAATAGCCATTAGCGTATAGATTTAACTTTTGATTTCCTCTTGTAGCTATTAGCCGATGGACCACGCAACACCTTTATCGGCGTATGCCTGCTATTACGGGCTACAAAGCTACTACCTTCTAACATGCCAAGCCTATGCGCTTCAGACATCGTACGAAGAGCGTCCGCACCATGACTAAACTCGTCATGAACAGGTTTCTCATATATGACATTCTGGTCGGTTTCTTCACGCTTGTGGTAGTATTCCAAACAGTCGAGTCCGCTAGGAGCTGATGACTCTTTGTCACCGAAGCGGCGACTACAGTTGGTCTTGTGAATGTAACACCGTGGTAGGATAGAGCGGAGCTCATTAATACCAAGCCAGATGTCAGGTGTTCTCGGAACAATTGAGATTCTATTGAGTCCAGCTTCTGCAAGGTCAGTTTTCCAACTACCACCCCTTCGTACATGATCTGCGTCGTGTGGGAGGTAGTTTGTGCGGATAGTAGTTTGGTAGACCTCACCCCACTTTTTGATTTGGTTCGCATAATGCCCAACAGTTTGGCCATTCGCCGAATAATAGTCCACTAAGTTAATATGCCTGCCCTCAAACTGAACAAGCCATATACACGTATAGTCGGAGTCACCCACATCCCAAAACGTATCAAAAGGTAAGTTGGCTGCTGGCGCATAGTCCTGAATTTGGTTGTTAGCCCTAAGCTTAGCTATCTCATCCCCGTATATAGCCCCAGGTATGGCCGCAGCAAAGCTACATTCATACTCACGCTCATAGCTCTCCTTACCCATTGCCTTCAACGCCGAGTTTAACTCAGACTGCGGAAGTAGACCAGACACACTAGCTGGCAAGAACATGGTAAAGAACTCACTATCCGAACACGCGTTGTCGTATAACGTAAAGAAGCTATTGCGCCCTTTTGGCGTACCAATCCATAAACACCAACCCAACCTATCAGACAAAGCAGGACGTATAACGTCCCTAAAAAAGTTAGGATCCATATCCGCAGGCTCGTCTATCACACATCCATCTAAATAAATACCACGAAGGGACTCAGAGTTATCCGCGCCATAGAGCGTCACCCTAGCACCCCTAGGCAACTCCACATACAACTCAGACTCGCTCACACGTCTGTTTGGCAGGTTGGCTGTAAAGTCCTTTAGGTAAGTCCACGCTATAGCCTTAGACTGCGTACGGTACGGGGAGATGTAGGCAAACCTCGGGCTTGTCTTAGTACATAGCAATGCCCCTCTTATGAGTTCATTAAGGCTAGAAACAGTCTTACCACTACGCCTATGAGCCACTACCACTTTCCACCGCTTATCTGTCTCATGTAACGGAACAAACTGATCCCTAGGTACATACAATAGTTCTATCTCTTGAGTGGGCATATCTGCTGTGGGCTATGTTGTTGATGGGTAGGGGGTTATTTATATTGTCTTATACGGCGCATACACGCACGCGTTTGGGTAGCTGGGGGGTCGGTTCGGGTACGCCTAAGGAACAAGGGGGGGTGGTTGATTATTGATCAATGGCCTTTGGTTCAACGTCTAGTGATTCGATTGTCTTGATGTCTCGTGGTTTAGCTGAGCCCCACCTTACTACTAACTCGGTAGGACTGTTGCCGTCTGTTGAGCCTAGCAATCCCTTGTCGCCATATTTCTTATGGTTAAGCTTACTAGCTAGCCATTGCCTTGCGTGAATCTTTAGCTTGGCTGAATTGTAATTAGTTTCGTCGGATTCATCAGCAATCGTTAAGGTTTCGCTGACTAGTGCATCGATTCCAGCCTCGCGTGCGCGTGCGATTGTAAGCGCAAAGCTAGGTTCTAAATAGCATTTCTTCCAGAATCTACGTTCTAAGTCACCGCTATAACTACGTAAGGTTTTCTGTACATTCTCACCGCTAGCTAATCTTGCGAGTAGTTCAGCTATGAAATCGGGGTTTTCTAAGTCAGCTAGTGGCTTGTCTGTTTTCTTTGGCATTGTGTGGCGTTCTCTTAGCTCTCTAGGCTTTACCTGGTATCTTCAAGCTTTCTTATAGGATTTGGCTATTCCTTCCGCCATTTACAATAAACTAAAATCAGTTATAAGTACTTGATTTATCGATAGTTTATAAGTTGCCCGTCAAGCAATGTTAAATAGTTATATATTTTTGTAAGTGTTTAGTGTACACTCATGGCCGTTAAGTAATTCAAATAACAATTAACAATATATATAAAATGGATGCTATTACAGTACGTTATCTCGGTGCAACTAACACTCGCGGTTCACGCTTCGTTGCGACTCACCCTTATTATGGTAAACATATTATGTCTTATGACTATTCATTGTGTGCGAGCGCTAATCATTTAAAGGCGGTTCGTGAATTGTGTGCTAAGTACGGTTTAGAGGCTTTCGATTTCAACAGCTTTGGTTATCTTAAAAAAGGAGTTGTAGTTTACACTAGCTCTGACTCGCAAGCCTTTCTTATGGAAGATAAGGCACGTTTAGACGCTAAAGCACAATTCATGTTAGCTTAATTAAACACTAATAAATAACATGAATACTACATCAAATAACGTTAAATTACTTACCACTGACAATGCGAAGACTAAGAAAGGCGAAACTAAAGGTTTCCTTACTTACGTGCTTTACCTAGCTCCTCATAAGCAAGGTGGTTTAGGAAACGTTTGTGCGCACGCTAGTGTCGGCTGTATCCTTGCTTGCTTGTTTTCGGCGGGCATGGGCAAATTCGCTAACGTTCGCAACTCCCGCATCGCTAAAACTCAACTGTTTTTCTCTAATCCTAAGGAATTTATCGAATTACTTTGTGTAGAGATACAAAAGGCTATTGTCGCGGCTAAGAAAAAAGGCCTCGTTCCTTGCTTTCGTTTAAACGCGACTAGCGATTTACCATGGGAGTTGCTAGGTGGTAAGTTAGCTGTTAATCTTTTTAACCGCTTTCCTGACGTTGCTTTTTATGATTATACGAAAAACGCGGCACGTGCTGAGTTATTTGCGCGTGGTGGAATGCCAAGTAACTACCATTTAACCTTTTCGCGGTCAGAATGCAATGAATCCGATTGCAAACGCCTACTAGGTTTAGGTGTTAACATAGCGGCCGTATTTAGTACTAAGAAAAAAGATCAACTTCCAGCAACGTATCAAGGCGTCAAAGTGATCGACGGCGACTTAAACGATTTGCGCTTTACTGATCCTAAAGGCGTTTACGTAGGTTTACGCGCTAAAGGGCAAGCCTTGTCTGATAAATCAGGTTTCGTTATTAAGTTATAATCAAATGAATACTATAAAATCATATATCAATAAACACGTGTTGGTCATAAATTTACCCGTTGACCAAAAGACGGTTTTATTAAACGCGCTTGAAAGAAGGCTTGCGGTTCCAGGTTCACGCCCCGAGATCGTTTATAAAAACGCGATTAATAGCCTTAAACGAAAGGTACGCAAATGATCCCTTCAGTACGTACCTGGAAGGTTTCTTTTTATTCTGGAAGCGATTTAATCACTACTGAATACGTTAAAACAATCAATAAGCGGTTTGCTTATTGGTTTGCTAATGAGCAAAGCGGTTACGTTGCCATAGACCCCGAGCTAAACTGTACTAAAGTTACCGTATCTTTGGCCAAAACAGTAAAGGGGGGCTCATAAATGCAAAATCCTTACGCAATCTGGGTGCCGTCCAATACTGGGCGGTACCTTTTAACCTTCGCAACCTTAGACGAGGCTTACCTATTTATCGTCAAATTCGGGGGCGGTCTTGAGGTCGTTCATAATACTTACGAAAACTTTTAATCCTATGAAAACAAACAACAAAAACAAACAATACGAAGTTACCATAACACAGTCAGTTGCATATACCTATACAGTTAAAGCAAAAGACGAAAAAGAGGCTCAATACCTTGCTGAATTGGAAATGGAAGGCGATTCGGGCGAAGTAGTGTATCAACAAATCGAGATTAACGAAACGGAAGGAAACCCTGTTTAAAAGCCTTTTGATGACTTGGGGTATATCTAGGTATACCCTGACTAGTCAAATGGCCTATAAATGGATTTCCTGAGCTTTAAAATCATTATTCTATGAAACACTATAAGTCATCTAAACTTGGCGAAGACGGGTACGTTGCCCCTAAAGGCGTGACCAATCTAGCCAAAAACTACCGCGAGCATAAGCTTGAGCAAGGAGTTGTTCAAATGCCTATGAACCTTGGCATGGCTAATAAGCTTACATTGATTCGTATTATCCGAGACCAAGCCGAGCTAATCGAACGTCTAAAGCGAGGTGGTTAGGAAGCTAACTACTTTTTAAAAGAAAAGCCCTAAGCTTGACGGCCTAGGGCTTTCTTATGGCGTGTTGTTATGATGTCGGGTAGTTCCTACTTTTTAGTAGGATTCAAAACTTGTGTTAGAATGGAGTCATGTCCATCTACGTTGCAGGTTGTTTTCATAGACTTGACGAATAGTTTAACGGGGTTTCTTGTCAACTCATGAATTTAGACGGATTACCTAACGGCTGGGGCTGGGGACAAATCATCTATAAATCCAACTCTGAAGAGCCTCTCCAGATAACGGGTATCCTTTATAGACCTGACAATTACTACCTACTCGAAGTCGAGGATCAAGCAGGTTGCACGAGATACGTTCATTTAACGCAGGTGCAGGATTCTAAGCCTTTAGGTATGGATATTGTCGGGGAAGGTGCTGATTAAGACGTTCCGCGTATCTGGAACTCTACAATGTCCCTGTCATCGTGACGATTCCTATAAGGGGTGATCTCAAACTCAATCCAACCTAAACTTGCTGGTGAACGGCCTGCGTCTACGTTATAACTGACCTTTCCGTTCTCGTAAGCCTTTAGGAAGCTTCCCGTCCTACCAATCCAAGGTGTACGCTCTTTGACGTTTAATTCTGCGCCTGTTCCCGTACTGGTAAGCTCAAGTCGTGGCGTTGAAGGTATACAACCGCGTTTATGGTCATGTCCCATTAAGTAAAAATCTGCAACCGCCGTTGTGGTCATCTTCTCAATGGTATTAAACGTACCACCTACTGACATTCCACCGCCCTTGCCATGATGAGCGAATATATCGAGGCTATTGCGCTTATGAGGGTTGTTTTTGAATCTGAGAGAGAGTCTGATAAAAGAACAAACGCCTAAAAACTTCGTGTTTAAAGCCGAGGCTAAGATATGGTCGGTTGTGTCCCCGTCATTAAACTTAAAGTAGTGGTTACCCCCTAACATACCTATCATCTTACCACGCATAAACGAAAGCTCGTTGACTAAGGTTTTCGTGACTCCTTTATAGACGTTTTGTAAAGTGGTGCGTGTTGTATCGTGTAGTCCTTCGTCTCCCAGGACAATACGCTCGCTCGTACTAACCCCGTCTGTATAATCACCCATACCTAGGAATACGGCACTCTTTTGAGCTTTAGCATAAGCTAAAAACTCACGCCAATGGTTGTCTGCGTGCATATCTGAGTCTCTATGAACGTCTCCAAAAGGGATAAGCTTAAAAGGTTTCCCGATTTCACATTCAACTTCTACCCGATGCGTTGTAAACAAGCCTGTAGTTTTCATTTTAGGGTGTTCCTACTAAGCTGGCAAGTAGTGGTGTTGTCAATACTATAACGTGAGCTTAGACCAATTTCGTGTTAATCGTAAATTAGTCCTGTTTATTTTAATTCAAGTTAATACCCTAGGAACAAATCTACTAAAACTATTTTAATCGTTGTTCTCTCGCTAACCTCGATTTGATTCAAATCTCGTTTAGCTCTTTCACAGCAAGCAATGATGTAATTTCCATCATCAGATGTTAGAATCGCCCTTTAAGGACACAAGGAGAGATTACCTAGCAAAACAAGCTAAGTTTATCTTTTACCCAAGAACTCCCGTTTCGGAATACTACTATGGCCTTTCAATTTATCCTAATCGCCCTTTTAAGGTTTCTGGTTTCGATTACCACCTAAAGCCGTTACAATCTCTCGGAAGCCGTCTTTAGGATTTTGCGGATAAATCCAGTTCTACGAGTGCACTTTTTCAGTGTCCGAGGCATTTAGGGCATTACGTGATCGGAACTCTACGGTCTGCAAAGACAAGCGAGTAATCAGAGTACTTAAACTATAAGTCAATAAAAAAGAAAAGCCCCCTCGGACGTTGGTCGACAAGGGGGCAGAGTGTCTTTGCAGTGGGCACTCGTAATACTGAACCTGAAAGTATATCGCCTATTGTGTTATGCAATAAGAAAAAACTCCTGCCGAGGACAAAATGATAAACCCCGACAGGAGAACTATGACAATATGAATAATCAATAAACAAATAACATGACCACTGTTACTTTCTAGTTTTCGTGTTGCAAGTCTTTTTGTTAACCGCCAAGCTGATTCTCCACACTATGGATCACAAGAGATATATGTCCCAAATAGGGAAGATAGGCGGAATCGCCCGAGCAGCCAAACTAAGTCCCGAGAGACGCAAAGAGATCGCTATCAAGGGTGCTAACACGAGGAAAAGTAACCAAGAGGCTAAGAATTTGCTTGCCAGCCAAGTAGCAAATGGTACTTATAACCCTCGTTATGATGAATCAAAACAATCCCTCCAATGATAGTCTCGAGCCTGTGAATGTTATTCCAGGTTCTCAATGGGCTGACACAAGAAACAACCCATTTAATAAAACAATAATTGAAATCACTAATGTTCGTGGCAAATTTGCTCAGTATAAGTTTGTCATTTTAAACAACCAAGTTTGGGACACAGGTAATCTATTTTCTGTGGCATTAGAGAGATTTCATAACTCATGGATACACCCTGAATCAGAGCAAGCTAAAGCAAACAACATGGGCTTAAGCCTCGAGGATTACAAAGTGTTTGTACAAGAACAAGAGAACGAAGAGCGTGAATGGCAGAAGTATTTACGCGAGAAACGTGGACATGACAAGTTCTACGATAGAGAGGAAGCACCTATATGAACCAGTGGGTCATGCTATTCTGGTTCGCACCATTCTTTTTGCTCACTATGTGGGCAATTAGTGACTACCGAGCATATAAACGCCAAACCCGTGAAAATCGGGAATGGTTCGAGAATTATATGCACGGCAAACGTAAGATAGATAAAACCATTAACAAAAAGTAAAAAATGCCAACATTAGCCACAATTAGTTCAATTAAGCCAACAGGCGAAAGCTTCGAGACTCCAAACGGGGTATTCTGGCCATATCGCGTGATATTAAGCGACGGGACATCAGGTGAAGCGTCCAGTAAGACACAAGAACCTAAGTTCACCATAGGAGACGAAGTAGAATACGAGATCGTTCGTACCATTAAGGGTATGAATAAGCTGAAGATAGGTAAGCCAAATGGTAATATGCCAAGACCACGCGCAGCTACCCCTACGCCTCCTAAAGACCCGTTTAACCCTCCTACAGCAAACAGCATAGCAGCTAACAAGTTTAATGCTGACGGCATGGAGCGTGGAATGTGCCTTAAGATGGCAGGAGACTTCCTATTACATAACTACCGCGTAGCAGGCCAACCAGCCGACCAAGCCGTAGTATGCGAGGAACTCGTAAACTGGGCAGAACAAATCTTAGCAGCTTCAAATAAGCTCAAATGATTATACAACGTCCAAACGGCAAAGTTGAGAGTATAGTATTACAACCATCGACGCTTCATTGCTATTTCGTGATAGCAAAAGACAAAATGGAGTTACTAATGCCAAATTACTCACAACGCTATGAGGAAGCCCGTAAAGCTTCTATTAAAATCGGGGGCATTGTAACAAATGCCTCTTGTATAAGAAACGCTGGATTAGACATTAAGGTGTGGGAACGTAAGCCACGCGAGCCTAAGAAGCGTAATAAAATAGTAAACTATAACCCAATTAGGAAGCCTACACAGATAGAGCTACTAACGATAGATGGGAATGAATTAACTAAAGGTTTTTAACATGGCACATTTTTATGATGAAAAAGGGGAAAGCAGACACGAAGTTATCGGCAAAACGACAGGCAAGCCTAGACCTAGCACGATCAAAGATGCTAAAGATAATGGGTGGTATCCGTCCGTCACCACGATTCTTGACATTCTGGCCAAGAAACAACTCGAGGTATGGAAGTGTAATCAATATGCACTGGCAGCTCGCAGACTTCTCGCAGAAGGTACAAAAGTACATTTTAACACTGCGGAAAAAAGCTACCTTGGAATCGTCAAAGAGGAAGCGTTGCAGCAAGTCGACGACGCAGCCGACCTCGGCACGAAAGTCCACGAAGCCCTCGAAAAAGGTCTCCAAGGGAAAGATTACGACAAGACGTATGACATATACGTCCAACCAACCAAAACCCTATTACAAACGCTTGGCGTCAGAATACTATACCACGAGCTACGATTGGTGAATAAGGAGTTTGGGTATGCAGGTACAACTGACGGAGCTTTTATTGTAGAGCCTCAAGGATATGTAGGTATCCTCGACTTTAAGACCTGTAAGACAGTTAAGGACGAGCCTGTAGATCCTAGAAGCTCTTGGCCTGCACAGATAGCTGCCTATCATGCTACGCATTATAAAGAGATACCTACGGCGTATAACAACGCTAAAGGTCTTAGCATAGCCATATCTACGACAGAGCCAGGTAGGGTAGAAGCTATTTGGTACTCTGGTGAACAACTGGAGACAGAATGGAAAATGTTCTATCACTTAAACGAAATCTATAAACTCAAAACTGGCCATGACCCAAGAAACTTTACTGCTACAAAAGCCTAAGTACATGAGGCTTGGGCTTACGCAAGCAAAGGCCGTATACGGAAGTTTAACGTCAGATCAATGGGAAGAGTCGTATAGATTCCTAGAAGCCCTTTGGGAGGGCGTAGAATGGCACAGAATAACGATTAAACGCTTTAAAGATGAATATAGAGCCAATACCTGGAGAGCCGAATAGGTACTACGTACAGAGCCGTACACATAAGGAAGTAATACATATCGTGGACGTAGAAGATCAGGAATGCTCATGCGAAGGCTTTGGCTTCCGTAAAAAGTGTTCCCATTTAGATTCAGTAAACAAAATATTAGAATGGATTAAACAACAAGAACAGGAACTAGTAACATGAAAATGCAAAAGATAATAATAAATATGGGTGACGAAAAGATAGAAACAGACGCACCTGTGTTAGAACACGTTAAAAGCACATATAACACTAAAAATGGTAACATTATTTTAAATCTATATCCTAAAGATGAAGCAGATTTATCAGATAATAATATAATAGGTACTTTAACCTTTATAGCTAAAAGTAGTAATATGATATTTAAAGAGCTAAAACCCTTAACGGAAGGGCAAAGAGAAGAGTCGTTATGGCTACAAGATACTTTTAGCACCATATATGCCCAAAGCACCTAAAACACGTTGCGGAGGTCAATGGACAGAGGCTCGTTTTAAGGGATTTATTGTTAGTGCCCTTAGACGAGCTTCTAGCCGTTGGTCACCTAAATACACCTGTAAAAAGGAAGCTAAGAGAGGCTATAACAAGTATGAGTGTGCCCTATGTCACGAGATAGTGGGCAATAAGAACATTAAAGTAGACCATATAGACCCTGTTGTAGACCCCGAAGTAGGCTTTATAGGCTATGATGAGTTTATTAAACGCCTATTTGTCGAGATAGAGGGCTATCAATGTCTCTGTATCTACTGCCATCAAAAGAAAACTAACGCCGAAAAAGAACGCCGTAACCAACTTAAAGCCAATGAACCATGAAAAGAACACCACTAAGACGGGTAAGCAAGAAACGAGCAGCGCAGAACAGGCTATACAGCAAGTTAAGGAAGGACTTTCTTACGGAGCGTCCAAGATGCGAAGTGTGCTGGGAATGCAAGGCAACCGACATTCATCACAAGAACAAAAGGTCGGGAGAGAGGCTAAACGACGTAACTATGTTTCTACCCGTATGCAGGAGATGCCACAGGTGGATACACGACAACCCAGAGCCAGCCAGAAGGCAGGGATACTTAGTTTGATTAGCGTAATAGCCTTAGCCCTAAGCCTGGTAATCATCAGTATAGGAGCAAGCTACAGGCTAGCCCACGGGCAAGTGATCAACTTCAATATGGTTAAGAAGTAATAGATGTAGTCTTAACCCTGCTTAAGACGCAATAGATGCAGTATAATGCTTGCTTGACAAGCAACATAAGCCCTATTAAGAATCACTTAAGAAACTCAATAGGGCTGCATATTGATGCCTGTTCTCTGGCCAAGGGAACGAGTTTAGCTCACTTACTACAGTGGGCTTTTATTTTCTACCAATTAGAGCTAGGACTACGGCTATTATAAAGCCGACCACCCAAACAATTATCTCTTTATAAACGTATAAGGTTTTAACCTTACCATTGGTATAAGTCACTTGCTCTTTGATTTCCTCAAGTAGTATTTCACGCCTAGCTGCTGCTTCCTTAATAGATCTAATTTCGGAAAGCACTTCTGCAAACCTAGCGTTAAATGAATTAGGATCAAACGTGTTCAAGATATGGTATTGCCTACAAGCTCAATGTACCTGTCAAGACTATGATTTTCAACTGGCGTAAACACTTTGCTTTTATGGTCGTAGATAGATGTAGGCTCGCATACATGACCAAAGGCTACGTGCCAGGTGGACAGGGGTAATAACGGAACAGGATCATACTTGGCGTGATAGCGTTTACTATCACTTAGGGTCTCTTTTGCCCCATCTGCCCATTCCTTATCGCCAACCTTAGGGCTACCAAACGTAACCAGGTTGTCGTTCTTAAGCTCTAAAGCAAGTAGGGTAGCTAACGATCCGCCTAGGCTATGCCCCGTAATATAGGCATATTGTAAGTCTTTCTTCCAGTCCTGGGACTCATTCTGGTCTATTAGGCTATTATACAAGTCATAGAAGCCCCCGTGAACCCTTCCCTTTGCCCCGTTATAGGGCTTTAAAACGATTTCGGCATCCTGATACCACTCAGACCATGCCTCAGTGCCACGAAAGGCCACCACGAGGCTTTGTGGGCTCTCTATTACGATACCAAAGGGGCGCATCCCATCCATATCCTGACCAAATATGACGTTACGGAGGTTGTACCCCTTATCCAAGACAAGGTTCTCGTTATTCCATTTGACCAGATTAACCGTGTGATAGGCTTTCTTAACGAAGCCAGCTAACTCTAAGTCGTTCACTCTTTATCCTCACAAAACACCCTATTCCACCACCAAGTAAGAAACCCGAGAATAACTAAAGCTAGCCCTATAATTCCTATAAAGCTAGCTAACGCTAATAAGATCCACTCCATCCAGTTCATTTGTTATTAACTATAACAGGTGGATTGCTGCCAGCCGTAAGACTGGACGCCGAGAATGACCAAGTAGTCCCTATTACAGGAATACCAATATTAGCTTTAACATTAAGAACTGAAAAGCCTGTAGAAGTCCAAGCAACTCCTGTAGCAGATTCACTGTGGCTATAAACAGGCGTAGTTGTACTCTGCGTAATATCAGCAGCAGAAACATTCATAGCTGCTATCTGGCTAACAAAAGACGAAGCGTTCTTAGTAGCCGTACTAGCACAACCACTAAGGCTTGCTAGGAGAAGGAGTGGTAGGAGTCGTTTCATATGGTTGATTCTTTAAATAAGCTGCAATAACTGTACCTGAAGCTGCTACAAACTCAGCTATACTAACAGCCCAGTCGAGCCAATTCATCTGGCTAACTTGCTGGTGACTTACTCCTTTAAATTGTGAAGCAAAGCTATCCGCTAGTGCCATAACTATCATGCAATAGGCGAATCCATGTTTGTTAATATGATCGTTCATGCTCCAGTGAATCCAATAGCTGTGTAATAGATTGTAGCACCTGTAGTGACGCACTGAATGTTAAGTGCATTACCTGCCGTAGTCTTTAAAGGGTTAGTAAAGTTAAACACTAATGGAAAGCCTACCCCAGCAGCCGTAACATTATCTGCAAAGAATGTAGCAATCACTGTAGAGCCGTCTAAGATGTTAACTAACGTAGCAGTATTAGCACTGTTATTGTACAGATAAAGATCGGTTAGATAGTTACGTAGCTTCACTGTATTGCCGTTATAATCGGTAGATGTCTGAGCAGCATTAAGCGTAGTAGAAGCTGTTGTGCTTAAGGCTGTGTCGCCGTTAGTGGACGACCATGTATATCTGGGGGATGAATAAGTGCTCATTGTGAATTATTAGTTGTTAGAATAGAAATGTTATTACTCGTTACGGCTGGCGTTGCAACGGCATTATTCGTTGTGAACGTAACAGGCGTAGGATCTTGCAGGGTGAACAACGCTGGAGCTTGTGCTACGTTGGTTGTTACCTCGGGCAAAGGAGCTGTAAACGTGTTAGTTGTAGAGTCGTAATGCCAGCCCATGCCTGCGTTGCCTGCTGGTACGCATCTAACGGCATCAGGATATACACTAGATGTAAACGTAGGCATCTGACTACCTACGTCTTGATTAGCTACTAATACGGCTATTACTGTGCCATTACTATTGATTAACGCCCAGTTAGACATTGTATCACCAAACGCCGTAACCGCTAAAAATAGAAACAATAGGATTTTCATTAGAATGTTATAGAACCTGTACCAGTGAATGTATAAATACGGTTTCCACCAGAAGTAGTTATTGTAGGAGATCCTGTAGTTGAACTAGCAGCCGCATAAGAACTAGGATAAGATATAATAACTATACCTTGATACCCAGCTCCTGTAGTTTCTATGTTAGGATTGCCTCCAGCCGCTCCACCGCCACCGCTTCCATAGTAAGTTGCGTTATAGCCTTGTTCAGAATCGTAAGCTCCGCCGCCCGCCCCGCCGCCGCCCGCCCCGCCGCTTCCAGCAGGAGCACGCCCTGGATATCCACCACCGCCACCGCCGCCAGAATAGGTTTGAGATGATCCAGAAATAGACGAACTTATTCCATCGCCTCCATTACCAGAGGTGTTGTACCCAGCATCTCCCCCGACCGCTCCAGCTCCACCGCCACCGCCGCCGCCGTGATATTGATAAAATCCGTTAGGCCAACCACCACCATTATTAGCGTAACCAGTCCCACCAGAGGGTGAAGGTTGATACGCAGAACCGCCACTAACAGTATAAGCATCTCCACCACCACCGCCTCCCGAACCGCTAGATGTGTTTGTTGGATTGTTGTCGCCAGTTGCTCCTCCTTGCCCTCCGTAAGCAGTTATTACGGTCGATGCGGAAAATACACTATTATTTCCATTATTGCCTTGAACAAAATTATTAACAATAGCCGCTCCTCCAGAACCTACTGTAATAGAATAAGATGTTCCACCTACTACAGAAACCGATCCAATAACTACGCCACCGCCGCCGCCCCCTCCACCCCAATTAGTACCACCGCTTGCACCGCCAGCTACAACTAAATAATTTACTGAAGTGGGACCTAAGTAGGCTGCTTTTTTCCAATAGGCAAAGTTCATCTGTCCAAAGTTACCAGCAGTGGCAACTCCAGAGGAAAGAACTGTGCAGAGTATTAATTTAAACCAATTAGAAATTTTGAACATAAGAACCAAAATATGCACCAACCGTTGCGTTATAATAAATAGTGTACACGTCATAATGAGCACCAGTAGTCATTGTAGGTGCTGTGCCACCTGCCCATTTCATACTAGGCCAAGTCACTGTGTAATTAGATGTAGTATTGAGTAAACAAATAGTAATCACTTGACCATCTACTGCATTACTAAATGTAAAAGTTGTGTTAGCAGATAGGGTTTTATAGAAGCTATTACCTTGTGACCAATCTATTGTTGTACTAGATATTGTTGTAGTAGCAGGGGTTAAATTCTGGTTAGTAGCTCCACGAGATCCTGATGCCACATTCAATGCACCAGCAAAATAATTTTGTTCAGTACCAGCCTGATAAATTCCATATTTAGATGTAAGAGTACCAGATGAAAATCCTGATAAATACAACTGATAAGCAGTTGCAAATGTACCAGATATTGTTGGTGAACCTAAAGCTAATTCCTGATAACCAACACCTGAATAACTTGAATTGGTAACTGTACCGCCAACTATTTGTGTATATATACTATCTGAATTAGCTGCTGCCGTTAAAGCAGGTGATAAACGAAAACCTTTAGCTAAATTAGATGAAGCTGTTACAGAAGGTTGAAAGTTAACACCAACACCTGCTGCTAATGGTGTACCTACTTCAAACGTAGTATTAGCATATAAATCACCAGCAGTACCAGATGCTGCCACACCTATACCTAATGAATTAAATTGTGGGCTAGATGATGTAGCTATCGATTGAGGAGTTGATAATGTAACACCACCTGTAGATGCACTTACATTAACTTGATTACTTGTACCAGTAAGTGATGTAACACCTGCGTTAGTTAAAGTTACGCTTGAACCAAGAGATACTGCACCGCCACCACCAAGACCTGTACCAGCAGTTACTGTAACAGAACTGTTAGCTAATTGTGCATTGCTAATAGTACCACTTAATGCACTTGTTGGTATAGTAGTTGATGCTGTATGTGCTGAAGTTCCGTTAGCATAAACATAACCTGTAATAGTTCCTGCTACACCAGAACCGCCATTGCTTGCAGATAATGTACCTGTTACTTGTGTTCCTAAATTAATTGTACCAGATAAAGCTGAAGTAGGAATAGAAGTTGATGCTGTCATAGCACTTGTACCATTACCGTAAACGTAACCAGTAAGAGTTGATGCACCTGTACCACCATTTGATACAGAGACTTGTCCAGATAATGCTGAAGTAGGTATGGTGCTAGATGCACTAACAATACCAGATGATGCGGAAAGATAACCTGTAAGACTTGTAGCTAAGGTGGTTGTGCCAGTAGCCGTAAAGTTAGGAACTGTAACTGCACCACCAAACACATTAGGTTCTGTGCCTGCTTGATAGATTCCATATTTATTACTAAATGTTCCACTAGATAAGCCAGAGAGATAAAGCTGATAGCCATTGGTATAACTACCACTTACAGTTGGTGCTCCTAAAGCTAATTCATAATAATTAACACCAGTGTAACTAGCATTAGTAACTGTTCCTCCAAATATATTAGAATATAAAGAATCGCTATTAGCAGCAGCAGTAAGTGCTGGAGTTGTTCTAACACCTTTAGCATTTCCTGCTGATGATGTAACTGATGGTTGTAAAGAAACACCAACACCAGCCGTAGCCGTTGTACCTACTTCTAATGTTGTAGTTGTTAAATCATTTGTGTTTGATATACCGTTAGTAGTAACAGTACCAGTAAATGTAGGTGATGCAGACAATACTGTAGAACCGCTACCTGTAGATGTAGTAACACCAGTACCACCATTGGCTACAGGCAATGTACCACTAACTTGTGATGTTAAACTAACACCTGATAGCGTACCACCAAGAGTTAAGGAGCCAGATGTTGTTACAGTTCCAGTTAAAGTAATACCATTAACAGTGCCAGTACCAGATACTGAAGTAACAGTACCTGTTCCACCAGTTGCTGTTAAAACACCACCACTAAACGAAAGACCTGTACTTACTGTTACATTAGAAAATCCACCACTACCATTACCATAAAGTATAGATGTACCTGATGTAGCAGGTGCATAATCTATTCCTGATGAAGCTGTAGATACTGATCCAGAAGTTGCTTTAAGAAGTCCTGATAAAGAACCAATGGTTAAACTTGGTACTTGTAAGCTACCAGAAAAAACATTGGGTTCTGTACCTGCTTGGTAAATGCCATACTTGTTTGTAAATGTACCACTGGAAAGACCTGATAGATATAATTGATAACCGTTTGTAAACGAACCAGTAACTGTAGGAGAACCAAGGGTTAATTCATAAATGCTACCACTTGTAAAACTATTTGAATTAATTGTACCACCTAAAATTTCATCATATATTACATCACCATTTGCTGCTTGAGTAATAGATGGAGATATACGAAGTCCTTTACTTTGACCTGCACTAGCAGTAACAGTTGGTTGTAAATTAACACCGTTACCAGCACCTACTGCTGTACCAATACCTAACGTTCCAAATTGTACATTAGCTGCCGTATCTATATTCTGTGGAGTTGTTAAAGTAATAGCACCTGTTTGAGCAGATCCAGAAGTGCTATTAACCAATACTTGATTTGCTGTACCTGTAGCTGTTGTAACACCTGCTGTACCTGTAGCATTAATTGTTACTATTCCTGTACCACCAGTTGGTGTGATTGCTATACCTGTGCCTGCTACTATTTGAGTAACACCACTAGAACCACCACCAGCAGTAGTTTGTACTGTACCATCAGCAAAAGTAATACCGCCACCACCACCAGCAGCTAAAGTTAAATTATTAAGAACATTCTTATCTGTGCCTGATTGATATAAACCATATTTATTTGTAGCAGCAGGACCTGTGTTAAAATATAAAGCGTAAGAATTACTTAATGTACCAGAAGCTAATGTTGGTTGTCCTATGGTAATACCATAATAATTTAAACCTGTATAACTACCACCGTTAATACTACCACCTTCTATAAAGTTATAGATGGTGTCTCCGTTAGCAGATGCAGTCATAATAGGTGAGTGTCTTTCAGCCTTTAAAGCACCACTAGATGCCGTGGCTGTTGGTTGAAAATTAACTGGTGCATTAGAAGCTGAACTTGTGCCTATACCAAGACCTGCAAATTGAGGAGTAGCTGTTGTATCAATATTTTGTGGAGTAGAAAGAGTAACTGCATTGTTTGTGGTTACTGCTATAACTTGATTAGTTGTACCGCTAACAGATTGAATACCGCTACCGCCACTACCACCGCTAACTGGATAAAATGCTACATTACCATTAGCATCAAATCCCACTAGATTTCCCGATCTAGCATTTTTAGTCATTAATAACTTAGGTGGTATTGCATTAGCCGTTTCGTAAGTTTCTACATGTAAACTTGCCATACCATTGTTAACAGTCATCTGAGCCAATGTAGCCTGCTTGTCTAATGCCTGCTCAATCATGGCTGCCGTTAAATAGCCACCATTAGCAAATACCGTAAGCTGATTAGCTGGCACATTACGTACAACGTAAAGGTTATCACCTGTGATCGGTGAATTAGGACCAGTGTTAGTAAGCGTAAAGTTACCCACCTGCATCTGGTTAGCAGAATTATAACCGCCACCTGTTACCACATAATCGACACCTAGCTTCAATACTGTAGCTGGTGTACGGACTGCTCCTGGTTGTCCTGCATTAACAATTAACAAGTCACTAGCTTGTTGAAAAGCTATACCAGTGGTTAGTGTAGCAGTAAACGATGCAGGGATCTGTGGACCGTATACGTCCGTAGTTGGTGTTATAGTAGCATTAAGACGCACTATAAGTAATACCAAGATAAATAGGTAACGAAAAACTTTCATGGTTTTAGTTAAGATTGTTATTTTTTGGATTCAATGGAAAATGGTGAAACTCCTATCTCTTCTATTTTGGCTATCTGTTCTTTAGCCATTTCTACAGGACCTACGTTAAACTTAATGCCATAGCCTTCAATGGTGTCGCCTGCTTCCTTAACCATTTCTATAGCATCATCTAACGTATCTCCCCAGCCTACCACAGCACCTATCTCTATCATCTCATCATCTTGGGGTACTATGTAGTAATTGTCGTCTACTTTGACGGCGTTAAATAGTTTAATGTTGTTCCTATACTTAGGGTCAAAGCTGATTTGCTGCCAGTTCTTTTCAGCCCATGCAGACTTAAGAATCACCTCTACTCCGAACTTACCTGCTGGCTTAGGCTCTACTAGGATGCCATCTGCTCCGTAATAAATGATCTCAGCCAAGTTGGTGTATAGCTCTTGATAAAGCTCATTAGGTGGGCATGGAGCACGGCAGGTAGCATCTATCATGTATGGCTCACGATCGTCGCCTATGCGTATTTCGTTGCTCAGGAAGCCCCTATAACCAGCTCTGGCTAGGTAAGGAGCCATTGTATCTGTCCACCTGGTAATGGGCTCAGGAATGGCACTATAGGGCATAAACTCCCCTACGTAACCTAAGTCCTTAACTTCTATACCACACAGGGTATTCTTAGGATATTGGCCATCTATACAAAAACAGTCTAAGCCTACCTCTACGCGGTCTGGTAAGTCATCCTCTATTATAAACTCTAACACCTCTTGGAATGCTCCTAGCTTAGCCGCTATCTCATCCAGCTTAGGGGCTACTATATCATATCTAGGGGCAAAGAAGGATTCGGTGACACCACGCCATTTGTTAATCTTAACGTGCTGGTTCTCATGCTTCATTAGGTACTCCCTAAGAGCTTTCATTCCCTTCATCATCTTCCACGGCTGTACAGGCAAGCCTTCTTTCTCCATGATTTCTTTCATTACATCACGGTAGATTTCGAGCTCTTCACCATATCTGCCACCCCATACACGCTTACCCATCTTCTCAAGCTGCACTTGTAGGGCTGCATGACCTAAGTCGGGAAACACATAGAGGTCTATCTCATCAAACTTATCCCACATATTATCTACTAATTCTACGCCTTCTAGGCCATAGCCCACCATTCCGTGGTTCATAGTAGGGAAGCTACCAGCTACTGGGACGTGTAAATATACCTTACCAAAGTCACGAGCTAGCCTTGTAGCTAGGTCTACAAACAATGGATTACATACTACCAGCACAGTCTTAGTGGATAGATCATCATTAAGCTCTTCTTCTTGGTAGTCTGTCATACGGGTCATACGGCTATGTAGCTCATCAGACCCCTCGTCATCTATAAGTTGTCCAGCTTCACGGGATATAACCATACCCTCCTTACGGCCGACAAAGTCTCCGTCCGTAGTTAGAAAGCCTCGTTCTCCGTCTACGCCAATGTCATCGTGCATACGGCCTGTATGCAGCTTACCAAACTTATCTTTAATAGCAGCAGCTTTAATCTTCGTCATCGTAGTCAGGATCTCCTGATGAGTCATCATCAATTTCGGGAATAAGGCAACCACAACGGCCTGTCTCAGCCATGTTCATGTCATATTCTACTTCGTCTGGGAATGGGCTGCTCATAATCCGTATTTAAATCTTTGGCCTATGCTGCGCTTAGGCTTCTCTTGTTTCTCTGGTACGTTTTCACGTAAGTAAGGTATAGTTGACTCAAAGGCTTGTGTTGGAGTCTTAGGAGCACGTTTAACACCTACGCCATCTCTTCTATCAATAAACTCAGCTATATTAGTTAAGAACCTTGGGGTTAAACCAGCTACTTGGCTGTTAACATAGTCTTGATATTGACCGCGTGAGAATTGTACTGCTGCACGAGCTGTAGGTGTAACTATAGGAGCTCCTTGATCTAATAAGCCCCATATAGATGCTACTGCACCTGCTAAGAATCCTTGTTGTTCTGTATCTTTCTTGGAAATTTTGGATAGCATTACTCTTACAAAGGTACTACCCATTTGAGCTTCTTCGGTTAATAGATTGTGCGATGCCCAATGTGGTAATTCAAATCCATCAATCTTAACCTTACCTGCAGATACGTCTTTAGGATCACGTTTTAGGCTACCTGTATAATAACCACCAAACATACGTTTTTCTGGGTCTTTGGTTGCATCTATAGCACCCCATACAAACATCGCCGAACCTACTGCACCTACCTTAAGTAATCTAGCAATAGTGTTAGCTTCTTGTGTAGAAAGACTATCTATACCCTTCATGTAGGCTCTAGTAGTTCTATAAGCACCTTCGCCCAATCCTAATGGACTACGTTCATACGCTTGCTTTAGGAAGTTTAATGGAGTCTTAACAATACCCTTGGTTACAAAAGTTTTAATAAACGTGCTAAGTAAAGTCTTGCTTACATTAGGTTCATCTAACTCTGGATTCTGAGCTTCGATGTCGCCAACAAGCTTGTTAACGGCATTAGCCATGTCGTTGTTTTCTTGTAATATGGATCTATTAGCCTCGTTAAACTCCTCTTTTCTAATAGCTGCTTGTACAACGTCACTAGTTATATCTTTACCTTCAGCTATAGCATTAGCAAATCTGCGCGTCATACGCATATAAAAATCACCTGTTTTAACAAATGACTTTTCAGCTTTATGTAAAACACCTACAAAGTCGTACCATTTAACAGGACGTGCGTTAGATACGGGATCTCCTAATTCTATATCTAAACTGCCTTTGCCTGTCTTTATGATAGATCCTGCTTCTTTAGCACCTTCTACTGCACCTTTAGCAAAGAATGAACCTAAAGCTTGGAACTCCGCGCCAGATTCTGATGCAGCTTTCTTAAACAAATCATCCTTTAAGAATGGTATATTTCTTAATATGAATCCTGCGCCTTCAGCTAACGGCGTTTCTATAATCTTACCTAAAGTAAATCCAGCAAGCTTACCTAATGTATCTATACCCGAGATAGCTGCACTTCTAGCTAAGCCAGATACGGCTTCTGCTACTTTAACATAACCTGGGCGTTTCTCCAACCTAGCTTTCTCACGGCCTATGTTAATATCATCACGGAGCTTTGCTACGTTACGTTTAAGTTTAGTTGCTTCCTCGTCTAATGTTGGAGGTTCTGGCTTAGGTGTAGGACCAAAGTCTTTATTACGTAGCTTTTCCTCGTACTTTAATTGAGTCGCTTTTAACCGTGCTTTATAACGATTGAGACGTTGCTGAGCATTTAAGTCAGGATCATCAAATACTTGCTTATATTGCTTCTTAAGTTCGTTTCTTTTTTCTTTTAATTCTTGAGCTTCGCTATCAAGCACAAGACTACGTTTAATTTTAGCTTCCTTAGTCTTAGTGCTAATCTGCCTTTCAAGAGATTCTATTTCGTTCTCTAACCGTGTCTTTACTTGATCTAACGCTATTTCTTGCGGACTACGTTTAGGCTTTTGAGTTTCTTTAACTTTTTCAATTAAAGCTTGTTCTTCTGCTGATGGTTTACGACGTTCAGCACCAGTCTTCTTAACTTGTTCACCTGCTGCCAAATCCTCGAGCTTGGATATTTGTAATAACTGACCCTTAACGTCTCTTAGTTTAACGGTTAACTCATCTTGTGATAATTGACGATATTTGCCGTAGCCAGAAATAGCATCTCTAGTCTCACGTTCAGTGATGTCAGGTATAGCTTTAGATAGCTGATCTTTAACTGCTTTAACTATCTTATCCCTGTCGGTGATTCCGTCGCTAATAAAGCCTTTAGCTAGCTGTTGAGCTATATTGCCTATCTCGACATTATCGTTTTCCTTTAATGCGTCCTTTAGGTCTTCTACGACATAATCCCTGTGCTGCTGATTGTAAGTCTTTTTGGCATCTTCCCATACATCCTTCAGATACGGTTGTACCTTCTCGCCTAGATCACGCACCATCTCAGCCGACCATTTAGTAAAATCTAAACCTGCGCTATATATGTGTTCAGCACCAATAACGCCTAAATGATAGAGTACGTCAGGTGATGCACTAAATAACTTACCACTAAGGTACTTTTTAGATTCTTCAGACTTAGTTTTTAATATCTCTTGTAACCTATCAGCTTTCTTAAAGCTTGGAGACTCCTTCTTAGGGTTTAATGTTTCCTGTATAAGGTCATCAAATGATTTGCTAGGATCCGCGTTTTTCTTGGATTCTAAATAAGTTCTTAATTGGCTTTCGGCCTGTTGTAATTTAGTTACTTTATCTGATAAATCTGTTATTTCATCTACAGTTAGCTCCCTGCCTTTGACACCTTGTAATAAGGCAGCTTGTGCACCAAAGCTATAGTCTTGTTTAGCTGCTGCTTGTCTCCATCTACCTTCACGTCCCCATTCAGATCCACGTTTATTAATAGCATCTAATAATTCTACAAACTTACCACTTAGCTCTTGTGTTTGCTTTAATGCTTCAGCCCTAACTTCAGGTGGTTGATTAGGATCATTAAATAGGTTTTGTGCAGCTTCTAGATCATTAGTTAATTTAACTTTATGACGTAGCAATAAAGCCGATTGAGTATCTGATAAACCCATGTTAGGATCAGCCTTAAGTCTAGCAGCTAAATCTTCACCAGCTTGAGGATACTTTTGTAATATCTCTCCTGCTCTTATCCATTCTGTAGACATAGTCCGAGTTTCAGCTTCGGTAAACGTCTCACCTGTTTCTTTTAATCGTTCTATTTCACCAGCAGCGTTCTTTAACGACGTTTCGTCATATACGCTCTTAGTTGGAGCAGGTGGTTCTACAAGTGGTTGTTGTCTTGCTTCTTCACTTCCATCAGCAAAATCAAACTCAGTCTGCGTTACAGGCTCTGATTTAGGCCATGTATCAGGACCATTTTCAAAAGTAGATAGTTTGCTTAATTCATCACCTGCTACATTTAAAGCATCAGATGCTGCCTTATCCTTGGTTACGGCTGCTTCTTGATACAATACCTCAGCTCCAGCAGATGGCTTTTTGTTCTCTAAATCTTTAGCTAGTGTACTAGATCTTTCTCCTAAAAAATCAAAAGCATAAGATAATGGAGCAGCTACAGTACCTAATAAACTTAAGAATGTTTCTCCAGTATCTGTTATTACATCCTGTGTCGTAGCATTTGGGTTATTAATTGTATTAAACAACTTTTTGCCGTTCTCGTAAAAACTATAACCCATTAATGCCGTAAAACCACCTTCTGTTGAAAGTAATGCAGTCTTAGCTAGCTTGCTTGATGCTGAAGCAGCCTTTAAGGGGCCTATTGCGCCCATAGTTGCAATGCCTAGGGGTGTCGCAGTAGACTCTATTGCTGGTGCTACAAAGCCGTTATAAACGCCTGCTGCTATAGCTGGGTTAGCTGCCCCTAATTGAGGCATATCTGGGACGTTCTTACTAACTCTACCAAGTTTAATAATATTAGTGTTTAAACTATCCCAAAATGACTTCTTAGCCTCAGCCTCAGCCTTCTCCATTGGAAATACCGTAATAGGCATATGCCAAGTAAATGGTTCTTTAGGGCTGATAGTACCTTCTTTAAGCTGTCTGCTTATTACGTCATATAGTGTTTGATCGGCTATGATATCTACATCCATGCCTAATCTAGCTTTTACAAACCCACGTTTAGCATTCTCCCAGTTTTGAGAAATCCATTGTGGATCTGTATCTGGCATCTGTGAACTAACAAACCATTGATTAACTGAACGTGCTAAATACTCGTTCTTTTCGTTAGCTGGCGCATTAGCAACAAGGTTATTTAAAGCTGTTTTTCTGTCGCCATCTACCCTGTCCATCACGGTATTTAAATCGCCGTAATATGACGCACTCTTCTGTGCATAATCTTTTTGATAATCCTGTTCCGTAAAATTGCCGTAAGGTATAGGCTTATCTTTAGCTATAGGTGTTTCAATAGCCGAAGGTTTAACTTCAGTTGCTAATCCACTAGCAAATGGATCAAACGACTTTGATTGTACCGCATCTTGTTTTTCATCAAGCGTGGCTAAACCAGAACTAAATGGGTCAAAGGGCATTAGATTTTAAAATCAGTTTTTCACACCTTTTTTACCGTTGTATATAAATGGTGTACCTTTTTCTAAATTATTAAACTCTTGTTCGCTAGTGATGACCACGCGGTCTTTTTCCTTAGGTTTTTCTGTTTCAATCTTGGGCGCAGTCATTCCTTTTAATGCAGCTACTGTTTGGTCTAAAACTCTTGGTGCTTTTAAACTATTTAAGAATCTTGTGTTTTCGTCAGGATCTAACCTACTTGTATTTTTGGGATCAAAGAAGTTTTCTATAGCTGCTATGTCTTTAGAACGCCATGTGTTTACGGCGTATTTTACATTTTCCCATTTAACGCCTTTTCCAAAATACTCTTCTACAGTTTTTGGATCTTTTTCCATTTTAACTAAAATATCTGCAGTAAGCTTATCTTTAGGAACAACTAAAATAGGAGTTTCTTTAATTACGTCTGGCCAAAACCAATGTTTTTCTACGGTTTGTTTATCAATACTTATAACCTTAGGATAAGTAATAAGGTCATTTCTGTCTGCTTGCGTATAATTAGCTAACATCTGCTTTTTTAAGGCAGCAGCTACTATGTTATCTTGAGTGACTTGTGGCTGAGATTCCTTTTTGTGATAGCCATCTATAAAAGTAATAAACTCTGTTTGTAACTTAGGCGAAAGACCCGAGGCATTATCTTTCATTTTACCTATAAACAAAGAAGGCCAAAGGTCGTTCTTAAAGTCGTGTGTAACTACCTGAGCTTTCATTTGATCAAACATTGCCTGCTCCATGCGTGCATCCTGAGTCCTAAATGAATTAATGATACCATCAGCTCTACGCTGTGTTATTTCGTGATTATCTGCGTATTGTTGTATTTTCTTTCTGTCTACTAAATAGCCAGGAGTCTGTCTAATTTCGTTTTGTATCTTATCGCCATTATTAACCTGCTTTTCACTAGCTTTAGCTCTAGCTTCAGTTAGTACTTTGTCTCTATCTTCGCCTGTTAATGAGGTGTAACTAGTATAGTTACCTTTACTGTCCTTTTCTTGTAATGACAACCAAGTGTGTATAGGGTCTGTAGTAACACCTTGTTTAAATTGACCCATGTCTATAACCTTAGGTGCTTGTTGGACTCTTATGTTATATTGAGTGTCATCTAGTATACCTTTTTCTTTTAGCAGCATTAACCCGTTCATGTATTTCGCGGTGGCTGCATCTCTAGGTAAACTGTTAACATCCCTACCCATTCCTGTTTCTATAGCATCAGACGTATCACTTAATAGTCTTTTGTTAGCTGCTGTACGAATGTTAATGTCGGTAGCTACTTTAGACCTCTCTAACATATTCTGTACATGATTCCTGACTTCAGGTCCAAATTCTGGATGTTCAGCCATGTACTGATCTTGGAATGCTTTAAATTGTGCGTTGTACGATTGTGACCAGCCTTCTGGTTTAGGCTCTTTTAATACGTTTTCTTGAGCCTGTTGGTTAAATTGGTTTATAGCGTTATCCGCATCTACTACGTGCTTAGTGTTTCTTATGTCCTGTAATTTAGTAGATACGTCATTAAATAGCTTAGCTACATCTTCGCCTGCTCCAGCTATAACGCTTCCTTTTGCCAATGCAGCAGCCCTAAAGTCTTGTGCATTAATTTTAGCTGCACCTACTTGTGTTTGTACTTCAGATCCTGGGACTATTTCCATTGGCATAAAATTAACCTCCGCCTCCCGTTTCCATAGCACTATAGGCTTCTGCACTAGATAGTGTATCAGTTCCGGTTTTTGCTACTCCAGTTAATCCACTGAAAGCTCCACCCATTCCTGCTGCAAATAGAGTACCTGCTATTCTTGCACCGCCGTCTATTAAAGCCATACGACCTCTTGCAAGATCGGCCTCTGCTTGAGCTTTACCTTCTGCTAATCCAATAGCTGCTTGAGCATAATATTGTTGCTGCTTCTGTTGGCTATCTACGTAAGCTTGTTGAATACGATGTTCTAATAGTCCTGCATTAGTTATTTGCGCATCTAACGCCGATCCTGATGTAGCTAGTACACCAGCATTAGCATAAGTGGCTGCTTGACGGGAAAGATATTGATCGTTTTGAGCGCGTTCCATCCTTAAGTTTTGGATGGTATTTGCATCTAACTGCTGGGCTTGAGCCTTATCTACGTTAGCATTGTATTGAGCTGATGCCATATCTACGGCTGCAGCGTTCTTGGATGCTTTATATTGCCCATACGCGGATATGCCCGTAGCTACGGCTGAAGCTCCTGCAAAAATGGCTGGTAGTAAAGGTGCTGCTGGCATATTATGGACGGCTCTTTCCGTAGGTTAAATGGGGTACTCCTTGCAGATCCTGATAGCCTTTCTTGGCCATGATTCTGGCTTCCCCACTATTAGGTTTAACAAATGATAGGACACATGGACTTCCATTATCCCACGCTAGCTTTTCTAATGCCTCGTACAGCCCTTTTACGGCCTCTACAAGGGCTTTATTTAGCTTGGCAATAGGATTGGTCGTTGTGAACTCTATAACGCTTATACCGCCAATACAGCAGTAAAGGAAGCTAATGGCTATAGGTAAGTTGTCTACTTCGGCCACTAAGCCCGTAGATGGTAAGAAAACCTCAGGAGGCACAACTGGAGAGTTATGTCCTTCCAACCATGATTTAAGCATGGGATAGTCTAATTCGTTGTTGTAAGCTCTGATGGTCATGGAGTTGCTATCACATCGTACTTAATAATTAAGGCAATAACGGTCAACGGTAATGCGTCACTACCCGTTACTATGATAATTGGATCCGTATCAGGCGTAAGGTTAAGCTGAGGGGTAATACGTATATCGGTTGGGGTACTAATAAAATTAGATTGTGGGCTAGCAAAAGGATTAGCCAAATTTCCATAAGGAATAGGCACTGGTAAAGCTACATATCCTCCATAAATTTGCCAGTTGGTAGGGTCTGAAGGTGGTGGTACTGCACTAGCAACGCCAGTAGTAATTACCTGATAATATAACCCATTATAACTAACCTGTGAACCTTGACTATAAGGTTGTAGGCTAATCCAAGGCGAAGGACCTGAAGCTTTATTAGCTATATTGCCACCTAGGCTATTCCATACTCTTATAAATACATCAGAAATCTGTTTAACTAAACCTTGTGTATTACCTTGTCTTTGATCCGCATCATAACGCATAGCTTGTGCAGCATATGTAATAGGTAATCCAACATTAACTACACTAGGGCTAGTAGCGTACGGAATGGTTATTGTTCCATAATCAGAACTTGTATGACCCACCTGTATGGGTCCAAAAGCATAACCATCTGCCAAGCCCACAACCCAACGACCAGCAAGGTTCCCAAGGCCAGAAACCACGTTTGACACATTGTTTGTGACTGTGATTCCTGAGTCCACGTAAAAGGCATTACTAACATTAGCCACTGAGTTATTTGGTGCAGTAGTCCATGTTTGCTCCCAGTTGTTTGGGTTGATTCGTTCAATGTAGTTTTGTCCATAAGTATATGGAGCTACGCCTAACCAATTAGTATGATCGTGATCTGGCGGTGTATTAGATTGTACCGAGTAATTAGGTGCAGGAGCTATACAAACGTAGTTATTGCCGTTATAACTTACCGTATTATTAAAAGCATAAACATCACGATTTGAATAATAACGTGTACCGTTGTTCCAAGGTGGTGGTGTAGTATAACGATTTGCTACTACCCATACTTCATCGTCTGCATATCCTTTACCGTAAACAACAGCAACTGATTGAAAACCAACGTCAGGTGTATTAAAATCAGGAGTATTGCTATTAGTACCTGTAGTATGCTTGTGCCAGCCAAATACATTTTGCTCCATTTCATAGGTCATACCGCATAGCTGACCTTGCTGCGTAACAGCCCATAACTCGCTTTGACCATGCCACATTGGTTGATGATCTAATTGTACTATTCCTGTATTAAACAAATGACTAGAATAAGTAGTTAGGCTTTGGCTCATGTATTTTTCAGTATAAACCGAGAATAACATCTGCCTTATTTGATTAGCCTGACGTTGTAGGAATAAAACGCCATCACCTACGACTAATGGATTAACGCCAAAAATAGAACCCCATGTAGAATGTTCTACAGCTTGTATGGATGTAGGACTAATTGTTCCACCTATACTTCCACCTGTTGTAGCGCCACTACCAGAAATTACCCATTCAGCACCAGAGAATCCTGCAAACAAATTATTCTGTGCTACAAGCCAAACTATAGGACCACGGCCAGGGGCATTAAGATCAAATGCAAATGAATCTGTAGCCTGTGTTTGATCACCTAAAGCGAAATTTTCAATGTCGTTGGTGACGGTGCCCCATATACGTTGCGGTTGGTAGGAGGACGAGGCATATATAATGCGTTGCTGATATGAGGCAACTGCTTGTGGGTATCCACGATAGTCCGACCAAGCACCTTCGCTCCAAAATTCTGTAGTTGGACCTTCTGGGGACCAATGAGTGCTGTCGGCTGGAGGGACCGTGCTGCTTGTAACGTTGGAAATACAGACGAAGTTTTGAGAGCCATAATTGACTACTGTACCAGTAGTATAAGCTGTACCAGATACCCATAATGCAGCTAGTGGTGCATTATCATAAAGCTGCTGAATTACATTAGCTGTAGCTGTATATGGTCCTGTAACACCTGTAATTTGAACTAAACCATATAAGAACCCATCTTCAGCTTCTAATACGATACGTGGGTTTGTAGCACCTGCTGTTGTAGGTGCACTAGAACTTAAAACATTAATTCTAAATAAAGCAGGTTGTTGTGCAGTACCTGTAATATCTACGTTGCGATCAGATGAACCTGAAACGGTACGCACTGCGTCCCATGTTTGTCCACCATCCATCGATCTTTCTATATTAAATTTAGCATTCCATACACCATACGTATGTGCTTCCCAATTTCCGTATATTTCTATTTGTTGTGAATAGCCTATAGGAAACGGTGCTGATGGAGTAGACGCATCTATTTCAACTGATGATGAACTTCTAAGTGTGGCTATTTGCCAATAAGAACCTACGTGACCTTGATTGCTACCGCTAGGGGCTTGAAATATAGTTACTAATTCCCAAATTCCAGCAGCTAAATCAGCAGGAAAACTTGGTGATGAATTGTTTTGTATAACGCATTGATAGATATTACCGCCATTAGAAACAGTATTACCTACTTCATAAAAATTCCAAGGAGCCCAAGCTGGTGCATTAGCCGTTAAAGTTATAGCACCACTAGTTGAACTAGCTGTTAAAGTAGTCTGATTCGCGTTCTGATCTAATAATGCAGGTGTTAAAAACTGCACTTCTTTCATTACCCAATTAGTATCTGAATAACGCGTTAGGCTATAAACTGGATAATTTGGATGCGTAATATACATTACGTCATTTACCTGACAAAAAGCTAATTTCCAAATATCTGTTGAATATGGAGAGGCAGTTAAACCAATGTTATTAGTCGTGTATGATGCCTGATATGGTGTTTGTACTTCTAAAATTGTCTGCTGAATAAAACGACCTGGTTGATAAACAGGATCTACAGGAGCATAACCAGCAATAGTGTTATAATAAATTAAACTATTAGTTGGTGAGGTAATATATGCGCCTGCTGCATATGCAGTAGATTGTCCTGCTGTACCAGTTCCTGTACCTGCGTTAGTTGCAGTAAATGCAATACCAACTGTGTTACTAGCAGCACCACACAATGTAAAATCGGTAGTACCTATTGATTCAATTACGTAAACTACACCTGCGTTAAAATTACCTGCGGTGACTATTGTATCAGCAGGGTCTGCCCATACTGGAGCAGAGCTTATGTTTACTTGCTGACCATTGCTATAAAAACGTATATACTCGTGACCAAATTCTAAAATAAAAGTTGTATCAGGACTATAGATAAACTTTTCAAGCCTTGTGGAGTAATTAGTAACTGTTGTTACGCCACCTACAGTATTTGCATACGAACCACATTTGGATGAAGCTATAAATTGAGTTCCAGGTCTGCGTGTTATTGGTCCCTGTTTATAAGGGATCATGTTCACCATCTGTCTAGATGCTGATCTATATTTTTCTTGGTCTATGCGTGCGTCTAGCTTTGGGCTAAACTCACCACCAGCAAAAGTAACTTGGCTGTCGATTGTTTTAGCCATTGATGAAGTACCAGCGTGATGCTACGAAGCGTGAAGAATTAATTGGTTGGAAACGATTTGGCATCTTTTCGCCAGCGTTCTTAGTAATTGCTTGTCCCAATACTTGTTTGTAAACAGCAAGCATTGCAGCTTCTGTTTGTCCACCATCTTGCCTTAAGGCTGTAGCAATCATTGATGCTAGCTTGTAAGTAACACAGTCTACAAATAAAGGATCCCATCTAGTTGTATCCTGATTGTTAGATACATACTTAATAGAAGTCTGTTGAGTATTCGTATAAATAAGCTGACCCATGATTTCATATTCATCTGCGCCTGAATTGCCATATCCGTATTCTTCGGAAGTATTAGCATTTACTGAATCAAGTAATATGAAGTCACTAGGAAGAGCGAAAGCGTAAGGCCAACCAGAAGGATAGCTGGCTGAACTTGGGTAGCCTCCGAACGCGTTGTAGTCTGGGTAGTCCGCTTGTACAAGAGCACCCGTAGTGAGGTCATTAGTAAAATTGCCCGTGGATGTGTATGCGTACTCAGTGGTATAAATAGCGTTACCATAAGATAGGTATACGTTTGCCGCATATGATGTATAAGGAGCCCATGGAATAGATGGAGGTGTTCCAGGTTGCGAAGGCAAAGGTATTTGTGGTACTTCTGAAAGTATCGCAGTAGTTGTTAAACAATTCCAACGTGTAGCGCGAGCGACAGTCTCAAACGCAAGTTGGAAATTACTGTTACAAACAATAGCCGAAGGATTAGTTAAATCAGTTAATGATTGTATAGACTGTGCTCCTATTTTGTTTAGGGCAGAGTTTGCAATGTCTGTCGGTGATAAAGTTGTAAACATGGAAAGAGAAAAACCCCATAGCTACGTCGCCACAACGCAACTATGGGGCAGGTTTTAATTACGTCAAACCACTAACCCAATTAGTTGTTATCGACGATGTCGAAGCGGAATACGCTAACTGCACCAGCAGTGATTGAAGCTGCTGAAGCAACTAGTGCTTGTAACCAGCAATCTTCGGACACGATGTATGGGCTGTATAATGATGTACCACCAGAAGTGGAAACATTGCCCGATGCTGCGTGTACGTCGATCGCTGCGGAATAACGAACTGAATTTGCGATCCAGTGTGTTGAATCCGAGTGTGGAGCTGTTGAACCGCTTGTAGCTACGATACAAGTATATGTTTGGTTCGCTGGAGTGGATGCTGAGTCTAAGACTACTGCACCAACTGCATACGATGTACCAGATACCCAAGTTGGAGCTTGGATAACTATATTTGTATTTGGGAGGACCATTGGATTTACGATAGGTAAGTTTGTTACTAAACCTTGATCGTTATCGCCGATAGCTAATGTTAATGTCGTTGCAGGAGCAGTTGTACCGCTCGATACGCGACCATTAGGATCAATCATTGCACCACTTGGGATGATCGCAATGTTGATAAGGTCATTAGCAGCTTCGTTACCTGTCCACGTATAAGTGGCGATAATCTTAGCTGGACCTTCGAGAATAGGATTATTCTGTGTACCAGGTTGTGGGGTCATCGTTGATAACCCTGCTTGTCCTGGGAAGTTAACCCCTTGTTGTTGATTTGTTGCTACGTCTGTGTACCAGATAGCCATGTTAGTAATCTCCTATGTTAAGGGTTAAACGGATTCGTCGCAATTTACTTGGACTACACCCTTTTCTTCCATACGAGTCGCATCCATTAGAAGAGCTGTGCGCACTTGGATTGCATGGGACTGCATTGGTAGAATGTCGATATGTGTACGTACATCTTCGCCGATGCCCATTAAGAGGAAATCTTTTTGGTAAGCAACGCAGGTACGGATTGTGGATGAACCAGATTGGAAAGGAACCAACTGGGTACGAACGAAATGGAAGCCCATGAAATCACGGATTGTTCCATCGCGGAGAGCGCGTACGTCATTATAAAGAACTGAGTTAACTTGATCTACATTTGTGATTAAGTTGTTTAATTCTTTTGCTGCGTATACGAATACACGGCCATCTTCTTTGACGTCATTTGAGTCAAGGATGTATGAAGCCTGTGTTAACTTAGCAAGTTGTAGACCTGAGTTAGCAGATCCTGAACCGTAGGTTACGCCAACTGTTTGTGTGGATGGCAGCGTTGTAGCTGTTGTTCCTTGTGCACCAGTGTAGTTAGTACCTAAGAGAGCATTGATAGCAATGATGTCTTTTTGACGGTTAGCCGCAATAGCATGTTGTTTAGCTGTTGGGCTTTGTGGGTCAGGAAGCTGACCAAGGAGGATATGATCAAAGTAGTCGATCCATGTCGTCTTATCATAAGGACGAGGACGTACCCAACGGAAGAATGTTGGAATATCGGAAGGTTCGCTCTTTTGAGCACGAGCTGTAATCTGACGCATTGCATAAGATTGGTCACCAATCTGATCGTAGCGTTTTTGATTACCGTTTACATTGTCGGACATATACATCCCTGCAAGGCGGTGATCGGTTTGCTGCGCCATAATTTCGCGCCAGTTATCATCGAACGCCGTCTCGTAATGGGGAGGTAGTGAGAATATTGCACCAGCCATGAGAGTAAGGAATTATTGAGTTAATGCACGGCAGAAGCCGTACGTTGGTTGTACGTTCGCTCCTCGGTTGTCCCGTACGGGATCGATCATCGAACACTATTGTTCGACAAATGATCGGGTCAGCTTACGCTGGTTATCCTCTGTTCGTCTTTGGGCATAAAAAAAGCACCTGACGATTAAGTCAAGTGCTTAGTTATGAGGAACTATGAGAACAAATTATAGTGCTGTTGTACGACTTGCTTCATTCCAAGTTGTTCCGTCTGAACAGAATGAGACAAGAATAGCTTTAGATGTTGTACCTACTACTGTTCCTGTAGTACGGAAACCTGTTGAGAAGGTAATTGTACGTGCGCCAGAAGCATCATTGTTGATCTGTATAACTAAACGAGCTCCTGCCTGTGGGACGTATGCTGCCGTAATGGTAGCATTACCTACTGCTGAAGTCGTGTTAATTGCTACGAAACGTGAGAATTGCAGGGTTGGTGCAAGCTCAATAGATGATGCGTAGGTTGGTGCAATGCCTGTAGTGCCTTGACCTGGTGCTGTTACTCCAGAACCTGTGATTTGAGCTACGAAGTCTGGGTTTGGTGAGAATGCTGTATTTACGGCCATGATGTTTTATAAGTTGGGGGACGAGGGCTAACTTAGGAGATGCTCAGGTATTGTCAATGCCTCTCCGCTTATTACACCATTGATGTCTCGTAAACGACCACAGATGAACTGATTACCTTGATAAATAAATTTCTCACCCCATGACTCAGAAACATGGATTATGCTTCCTACAGGGGCAATAGATTCAGATTTAGGACCAGAACCCACTACCACACATCTAAAATGCGTACGTAGGTCTTGGCGGTAATTAGGTGGAATAATTAACATCCCTTGCTTGTTAATCTCTTCTACGGGTCTAGCTATCAGTTTGTCGCCTAATGGGCGTGGTACTTTTATTTTCATTTAGCCTTTGCTGCTGCTAGCTTACGCCATTGATTGACAGTTTCTTTAGCCATCTTGTTTTGAGGATGTTGAGCATCCCAATAAGGGGCATATAAAGGGTTAGATTTGTTAGATGTAGCGTCCTTAGCTAATGCTGCTGGATCGCCACCTAGGCTACTCTTAGCCTCACCTGATACAAACTTGTCTTCCGATGTGGATAAAGCGTGTCTCATAGCCATTAGGAAGACATTGCTGTTCTTCATAAGGGTCTGTATGTCGGGATTCTGTAAATCAAGTCCAAGCTTTTGAGCTCCACGTTCAGCTAACTCTTGAGCCTTAGTTAAAGGTATATTCTCAAGCTTTAAGGTCTGCACGAGGTTCTCTTGCTGTTTAGCAAAGAAAGCACGTTCATAATCCTGCTGGGCTAGTAATTGCTTTTGCAACTCTGCTGTCTGTAAGGCAACTAAGTCCTTAAGCATAGCTGGAGGCGCGGAATACTTGTGAGCTATTTCTGCTGCTCCTTTAGCAAGACCATCATTCCAAAGCTCGTTAGATATATTCTCAGGTTTAATTATACCATAGTCTTTTGGATCTTTTGGTACGCCGTTAATAGAATCTAATAAGCCCTTACGTTCTGCTACCATTTCTGGTGTAGCGTTTGGTGGAAGTGGTCCTAAAGCCTTTTTACCTACTAGAGTCTGTTGGTTACCCATTACGGTAAACACATCATCTAAGCTCTTTTGACGGGCTAATGTAGGTTTTAATGCTGCTAAATGATCAGGTAGATTATCTAAAGCTTTATGGTTTAATGTACCATCGGCGTTAATAAGAGTTTTGTAATATGGCTCTTTAACCGCAGATGCCGTAGATGCTTGTGTAGAGGGTGTATTTGCCTCAATAGGGGTAGGGGCTAGGTCTAACGCTGGAGCTGATCCTCCGCCTGCTGGTTCTATTCCCGTAATCGAATCAAATAGTGGCGAATGTGGAAACATGATTAGTCAGTTTGGGATTGGGTAATAGGTTCTTTAGAATAACGCTCTTCACGTTCCGCATACATTGCGTATGCTAATTGAAAAGCCATTGAGCTACAGTCTTTGTAGTCTTGCTCACGGGAAAAGTCATACTTCTCACGGAAAGCTACCATAGCTTTAATTGCTGCTTGATCTATAAAATCGCGTTTGTCGTCGCTCATAAGTCTTCGTCTCCTTCTACTCCAGGTTGATAGTTAACTGCTTCTTCAGGTAAGAATGTCATATGTGTAGCACGGGAAGCTATAATGCCATCCTCTTGGCTAATTATACGTGCACCTTGAGTAATTGGTCCTTTAGTCCATGACTTAGCACCAACTTTAATCTCCTCTAGGTTGTCGTCGTCTGAGTTGCGGTTATCTACTATTTCTACTAATTTGCGACGAACAGCAGCACGTACAGGTTCACCTTTATTGTCTAGCTTAACGCCATAACGAATATATGCATCCTTTGGATAATACTTAAATAACCACTCAACAAGAGCTGGTGTAGCATCACCCAAGTTTGGATCCATCTTTGGACGTGGTGGGATGTTTGCCTTAGGCTCATCTCTCTTTTCTCCTTTAACGCTCATTGTGCGAATAGTACGGCCAGAAGTATGTGTGCCTTCGCCGTCTGCACCAATGACTGTTAATATCTGTGAGCGATACTTGATTGAGGTTTCTTTATTCTCAAACTCAAGATGCTTACTTTCTTCGTCGTAATGACCAAGAACCGTTTGCTTACCTTTATAGTTTCTGACGATTTTACCATCCTCCGTTAATTCAAACGGAGAACTCTTAGTGGCATCTGACATATTTACCTTTTAGTTATGGGTTGTGGCTTAGGCTCCCGAACCCTGTGTGAGAGCTCTAGTTGCCTTTTAATAATCTTTAAAACTGATTGTGCGCCGTCTCTGTGAATACCAGCAGCAATCATCGCGATGCCGTCTCTGGCTTCACCGAAGCGAAAACAGTTACCGTCGTCGCCTGCACACTTTTCGAGGTGTTCAAGGACGATTGATTGGGCTTCTGACCTGTAGCCTGGCATTCCGAAAACTTGCGCGAAAGCGTTTGCAATACGGCCATGCTCAACACGGGCTGAAGTAAGGGATTCTGGAAGTTCACTATCTAGGGTTTTGGTCATTGAGGTTGTGGCTGCATGGCGTTCTTAGCTGCATCCTGCACGAAATCAGGCGCACCGCCTAATCCCTTGCTTGCCTTGCCAAGCTGTTCGGCGGCTTGTAAGGCTTGTTGTTGCTGCTGTAACTTCATGCGTTGTTGACGTAGAATCATTATGGATCTCATATCGCGCAGTAATTCCGCAGACATACCTGCGTTACGTGAATAGTCGCGTACGATCTTATCCATATCAAAGTTGTCAGCAACCTCTGGCTTAACCGCTATTAGTTGCTGTAAAAATTGGAAAGTCTGCTCAATGCCACGATTCTGTAGGGCTTTAAGAGCAAGACTAATACGGCTGGTAATCGTGATCTCTGGTAAAGCTAGACCACGTTTGTTGTTGCCTGAATCTACAAGAAGAGAATCGGGAGGAGTACCAAACTTGCCTGCACGGTACAGAATACCAAAAACTCTACGAAGTAGAGGGTTGAGGAACTCAGTGACTCTTCGGTCAAATACTGGTGTGAATTGTTCAAGCTTTTCAGCGAGTCTTTGTGAGATTTCATAAGCGGTCATACGCTTGTCTAACAAAGGATCGGACGCAAGCATCTTGAACATATTAACGAAGAAGGCGTCATTAATCATCTCCTTCTTAGAGTTAACTAACTCCATACCTAGCTTATAATCGCCTACTGATGCCCATTCCATAGGCTTACCATTAGGGTCATTACTATCCCAAGTCGTTATACCACCAGCTCTTAGGTCAACATCGCCTTCAAGGTTGGATGGAACTATAACGCGAGGAACGGCGTGAAGTTCTGCTAATGAGTCTAAGTATTCTGTTATATAGTTAACTTGGCGTACGTCAGGAAGGGCTAAATAAGCTGGGCTATAACCCCAAGGGCTATCTGTACCCCACTTAGCAAAACGGCTTACAAGGTAAGGCATTTCGTCATATCCTGAAACACTAACACATTCTCTAAAGTCTTTTGAAATGTATACGGAAGCTATTGGCTTATTAGCACCATCTTCGCGGTTAGGTAAACGCTGGCTATCTTCACGAGGGAATACTGCGTGAACAAAATCAAAGCTTCTGTCCTGTCCTTTACCCTTGATAGCTGTACGCATTTTGTCGGGCAAGGCATCCTCACCAAACATCTGTATAGCTTGTCTACCTGTTAGTTTAAACTCACGCCTTACTGTATCAACTACACCCTCATCGTTTTCTTCAATGGTGTATGTACCTACTTTGGTATTACGGAAGTTTAGGGCTGCTGCTTTACCTTCTTCGCAAAATATACAGTCAGTACCAAATATACCGACGTGTAGGTAGGCTATGTTCATTACCGAATAGAAGTTAGAACGTGCTAACTCCTGCATGGTAATGTCTGAAGCCTTGCCTAACCATATAGCAGCGTCATCTCCACCCGTACGCATAGACTCTGGTGGCTCAAATTGAGCCCAAGGTTCGCTACTAGGTGTTAGCCAATTACGCTGACCAGCAGCCATTGTTTGTGCTGCTTGTATGGCTGTAGTATCAAAAATGCGGTCGGTCCAGCCTGTAATACCTTCTGTTTTGGTAACATTGATGTCCGACTCTTGTGGTAAAAAATATTGAGAGATTGTTTGCCAATCAGAATCGAATACAGCCGACCTCTTTGATCGTGCTGACTCATATTTGTTTAGCTGTTCGTTAGCTAGTAGATCGGCCATATATTAACCCAGCTTAGTTGTTGTTGGATTTGGGGCTGATGTTCCAGAAGCAGGCATTCCTTTATATCCGCCAGTATCACCTGCAAATACAGTCTTCTTAATAGACTTTTTCATAAGGTTCTGCTGAGCTAGGTCTTGTTGCGCCTGAATTACTTCTGCTGAAGATGTGGTTACAGGTGGAGCCGTCACTGGTGTGGGTGCTGCTTGTATTGCTTGTTGTGTATTACCTCCGCCCATAAAATTATTAGTTAAAATCGGTTAATCGTTTAATATCTGAGGTTTGATAAAATCTAAGCTCACGTTTATTGTCAATAAGTCGTTCAAATGCCAGCCAAGGTAGGGGGTAAGGCATGGCAGTAAAACATTTAGCCATATCTCCAGCCATAGCAAAGATATACCAACAGTCGCTATTGTTCTCATCAAAGACATGAGTACAGTCGCAAATATGTTCTTCTGGTGCATTTCTACGGCAATTCTTACCCATAACAAAGTATTCTGGGGTGCTATATACATATCCGTTTCTTAAAAACCATTCAACATAATCGCCAAAAGGTGCTTCTTGTGGATTATTGAAATACTTTTGAGCTATTGTTTCGTAGGGACTCATGGTAATACTGACACCATAAACCTTTCTGGTGCACTTGGTAAATTTGTACCATCTGACATAAACGCTACTAGGTATGCAATAGTGGTTGAATTGCCTGAATTGTTATAGTCCCATTGAGCAAGCATCTGCTTGTAAGTTACGGTACTATCAGTCTTAGCACGTTGTACAATGATTGCTCTAGGTATTCTGCCTAAACAAGCATTAGCGATGCTAATACTCCATGAATAAGTTGCAGCACCTGTAAGCGTAGGAACAGTAGTAATGCCTACTGTATCGCCTAATGTGTTAGTGCTAGTATCTGCTGAATTGCTATCGAGATTACCGTTAGGTACTAAATTAGCTCTAGCTATGTTATTGCTTGTTCCTGAATCGCATTGAACACCTTTAGCAGATGCAAATAAACAATTAGAAACGATTACATTGTTAGTGCCGTTAGTGAGTAATACTGATGCACCTGTAAGACTAGCCTGATTAGTAAAATCTATATTGCTAATCATTAAGCCTGTAGAGTTGTTTAAATAAATCTGATTAGCTCCACCATTTTGTAATATCTGACCATTGCTCATGTAACCTGAACCAAAGTGGTTTAAGATATTAACAGTTACCCAACTTGTGCTAAAGTTATTACCATTATCGAACAAGAAGTTCGTTAGATACATGGTAGAGCCATTATTGTATATGGCATTAATCGTATTGAGCGTTTGAATGTTGTTTATTTGAACGCCTTGTGTGGTAAACGATCCAATTACCATACTAACACCACGATTCCACCATTCAGCAGTAACAGTATCTAGCTTACAGTTTACACAGTCTTGGAATAAAAACCCTGCACCTGATCCAAGTCCTGATGTAGTTGGTAATACGTTAAGACAACCAGCAGCGTAACAGTTGGTAACTAATATGTGCCATCCACCAATGAACACAAAACCATTAGTCCAACCACCTGTGTTTGTAGCTACAACGCCAGTAACTGACACATTGTTTATGCAAATCAAATCACGATTCTCGATAGAACCGTATTGTACTGTGTTGATATAAATTGCTGTGCCACAAGCTGAGTTGTTACCAATTACTGATAGATCTTCAAACTCAATGCCTATGTTTTCACCGTATGGATTAGCCATGTAAACGGTAAAACCATTAACTGCTGAGTCCTGTATGATTTCAGATACTAGCTTACCGCATCCTTGTATTCTAATCACACCTGCAAAAGGACTACCAGACGATCCAATCGTTATTGCTGAGTTTATGTGGATTGATCCTGCTGGTAGCAAAAGACAACCATTAGCAGCTACTGCTGCGTTAACGGCATTTTGTAAAGCTGTTGTGTTCTGTGTAACGGTATTACCTGCTGCACCAAAACCATAGTCTTGTGCATAGATCATTGGGTCATTACTCCAAGTAACTGCACTTGAGTTATTGGTAATTAGTCTTTGACCAACTGTACCACCTGATGGAACACCTGTAAGCGTATTATTCAAAGTAATTGCACTGCCTAACGCAACTGTACCACCGCCTGATAAACCTGTGCCTGCGGTAACAGTAACTGAGTTATTAGTTAATTGACTATTAGATATGCCTGATAATGTACCGCCTAATGTT